ATTACAATTTTTAATCTCAGTCGAGTTAGAAGATAAGCATAGGAGAGATAACGATGCCGACAAAATTTAAAAAAGACGGAACAGAATTCATTCGCGGAGAGCGAGGAACAAAGCCAAAAGCAGTAGTAAAGAAATACTTTATTAAAAATACCCCCAAGCAAGAGCTTATCGAGTATATCAATGCAGAGCGTAGCCTGCCTAAGATACGAGTCAAGTGCATAAACGAGCTAAATCGTAGGGGTGTTAAGATAGATTGGGTATCTAAAAATGGCGGATAACGTCATACCCTTCCCAACGCTTCGTGAAGGTCAAAAGCTTCGCGAAGAAATGGGCGTTCTCGAAGAGCAGATAAAAGAGAACTTAGACCAGCTTCAGGGTATAAACGAAGAAATTATAAATTTAACAGTCGCTTACGAGGATATGCTATACCGACTATGCGAGATAACAGGAGTTCAGTTGCCAAGTAATGTAGACTTTGGCGAAGAACCCGAGGAGTAGAAAACAAATGGCAAATCATGTAGAGAATACAATTTACCTAGAAGTAGGTAACGCTGCTGTACAGAACGAGTGGCAGAAGCTGTTCGTGGACTATGGCAAAAGAACAGAAAGACCAAGCTATCATGGCGATGGAACTATCAGTATATGGGAGTATGAGGAAATCCAAAAACACCCGTTCCTGAGTGGTTACACAGAAGATAATTGGTATGAGTGGAATTGCGACAACATTGGAGCTAAATGGGCTCACCTAGACGACGCAGATGAGTACTGCGCGAGAATTGTGAGTGCGTGGAGTCCTGTAGCAGAGTATGTAGAAAAGCTATATCACCACTTATGGTTAATAGATAATACAGTTGTAATACGACATACTTATGAAGATGAGTACAGAAACTTCATTGGTGTAGGTAAGTGGTTCGATAACGAGTTTGAGTCAGTAAACTTAGACACAGAAGACCTCAGCGATGTGCTAACTAATAAGTTTGGCAATGTTGATGACGAGGATTTCGATTGGGATTATGATGAAAAGACAGATTGCTGCCCATCAGAGTGGTATGACGACTGGATATGCCAGTGGTTTTCGGAGGCAGAAACATGGCACTAATGTATAGGAAGGCTAGTAACCATAAAACAACAAGAAAATGCACCTCACAAGGTGTGGGAGGTAGAGCACGCAGATGTAAGATCGGCACGTCTACCATGAATAAACATAAAAAACGCGCGACTAAGTCATATCGCGGTCAAGGGAGATAAAATATGGACAATATGGGAAAAGGCATTAAGTATGAAATTGATGATAGTGGTAAAATGACCATTATAATTGATACTAATGTAGAATTTGGAAAGAGTGCTAGTGGTAAGTCAACCATCATAGCTAGCAGCTCTGGTAATCAAAAAGTAGAGACACCTAATGGTGAGGCGTTTCTAGGTTTAAATCTTTATAGGAAGTAGAAAAATGAGCAAAATTAACGATTACGCTAAATTTGTAGATACAACTACAAGTAATGAGTCAAAGAACTTCATGGCATTTATCAATAGCACAAGTAAACTAGAAGCACACGATAATATCAATGTGCCAAGAGTTATGACTAGCGCAATTGGTATGCTTGCTGAGAGTGGAGAATTTACTGAGGTACTAAAGAAAATGGTATTTCAAGGTAAAGAGTTTAACGAAGACAACCGCTTCCACATGAAGCGTGAACTGGGCGACATACTTTGGTATTGGATTCAGGGCTGTATAGCACTAGGTTATACTCCTGACGAAGTAATGGACGAGAATATTAAAAAATTAGAAGCACGTTATCCAAACGGCTTTGAAGTAGCGAGGTCAGAGACCCGCGAGAAAGGAGACATATAATGGAGTTAATAAACGATATCTTTTTATTCCCTTACTATACTTTCAATTACATCTTTAGCTTAGCTTTTTGGGTAGCAGTAACAATATTTACTCTAAACTGGCTAAATGACAATAACGCTAGTGATTGGTTTCAGTACAATTTCAATAGAAAAATGGACGCAATACACGACTTCTTTATTGGAATTAAGGACAAGTTTAGTAAGAAATGAGTGAGTATAGTGCAATTGTGGAGGAAACTAGAATGGCTATCAAAGCAGAAGAATGGGGTATGAGTTGTAAATCGATGCATGCCCATAAACTTGATAGTATGTCCTATGATGATAGACCACAGGATACAGATAAAGGTACTAAGAGCGTGCTGGATATAGAATATAATGGTGGCTGGATAGAAAGATACCAAGATGATGTTCTTATCCATACCTTCGGTAAAAAGCTAAGTAGACGAGAGTTGCTTGATGCTTACGGAAGGAGTGGCAAGTGAATAATGATACTAAGGCTAAAGAATGGTTTGAAGCCCAAGAAAAATATGGGTATGATGAAGCGGTACATGTAGTTGCAGAACTATGGGGATATTCAGTATACCAAACAGAACGACTAATAGATAAAATTGAGGAGGACTTATGGCTGTAAATTATACACCCGAAATGGTCGATGCTATGAAAGAAAGGTATAGTGCTAATCCGACCAGAGAAACAGTAGAAGAATTAGCAAATGAATTGAATAAGAGTATAAAAAGTGTTATTGGGAAGCTATCCAGAGAGGGAGTTTACTTAAAAACAGAGTATTTAACCAAAGCGGGTGAAAAGCCAGTTACCAAGCAAGAGTTAGTAGAAACTATAGCGGGTATTTTAGCAGTAGATTATCAGGCCCTAGCGGGTTTAGAGAAGTCTCCTAAAAGCTCACTTAAGTTGCTAGAAGAAACTTTAATTATTAACTTAAGACCAGAGGATTTCAAATGAGAGTATGTAAAGGAGAGTTTGGAAACAAGGGAATCTATGCGGAAGTGTTAGCTTTAGTTGATACCCCTACGGGTGTGAAAGCGAGATTAAAGTTTCCTGATGGTACTAGAGATTTAGTTAGTACAACGAAGATACGAATACTGCAAGATCAAGACCTAGAGAAGCTAGGAGTAGGAAAACTCAGTAGAAAACTGATGGGAGTTTGATGCTAGGGGTCAAATTGAGTATAATTTAGACCAAATTTCTTAAATAAATTAGCCTTCAATTAGAGGGCTTTTTATTATCAATTAAAAAATTTTCAATCGGACGAAGTTATAGGAATTTAAAGCGAATTTTCATTAAGTGTATTGATATGGGATTTCTTTAGCGGTTGGAATGGGTAAGTTAAGTTCTATTTAATTTTCTTGGCGGAAATGATTTAACACATTAACTCCAAGATTTTCTCCAGAATTTATCAGATTTGAATATCGCGTCTCCCCCGCTATCGCTCCTTCGACGCTCTCAATTCTATATTCTGAGATTGGGAGAGGAGGAGTAATTGGTGGTTTGTTTAGATTGTTTTCTAAATTATGTATATATTTTACCATACTTTTTAAAATAAAGCAAGATGTGTTTTTCGAGGGTATATGGCATGCTGTGTTGGAATGAGGTTTTGGTACTAGAAAATACTTTAAATTTCCAATCAGGACTGTTAAATTAGGAGTAATAGAATGGTCGGTGTGCAATATGACCAAGGGCTCATCTTAAATGATTAGGTCTACGCTTGATATGATTGGCATTAGCAGATGTAATCTTTTGTTGTCTCTTAACTGCGGCTGCTTTTTTACGCTTTCTTTTGGTGGTGGGCTTTTCGAAAAATTCACGCTGTCTTACCTCATTGATAATTCCAGCGTTATCGCATTTTCTACGGAAGATACGAAGTGCCCTTTCGAGAGGCATACTACTGGAGTTAATACTTGGCATTTTGCCTCACTTGTTTCCAGTATCTACGCTTGGCGTATTTGCGCAGGTGTTTCCACCATTCGGGACTTTTAGTGTTATGTCTAGCGTGTGCCATCTGTTACCCTATCGAATGTGTACCCTTTCTTGCGTAGTATATGTACTTTGTTGCGTATAGACTGCTCGCTTCTACCAAGTAGAGTCGCAAGCTTACCTACGCTTTCATTATTATACGCTTTGCGGAGGAATTTAATTTCTTCTTCAGTCCAAGTTCTCATATAGTTATTATACTAAAAAGAGAAGCAAAAGTCAAGAACTATTTTTGATGAACTTACGAAAATTCTTGACTGCGCGCTTAAATAGTAGTATAATGTACTATAAATCAAAAAAGTAAGGAGAAAATATGATAGTCATAGGCAGTATGCGTCACAGTCCTAGCGGGCGTAAACGCAAAACTAATGCTTGGAAGAAAACAGTAGTTAAAGCAAGCAAGTCGGTACTACAGACTAGTGCAAAAACGACACAACCAAAGGCAAAGGAATATCCTAGTATGAAAACGAGCAGATATTCAGAGCCAGTAGACAATTCTTGGAAGATAGAAGAAAGTAAGAAATTCACTGTAGCTCCAGCATATAACAAGGGCGCTTATCAGGTTATACCACGAAGCGACATAAAACACATAGGTAAATAATGAACGATATAGTATATATAATAGGAGTGCCTATCTTAATTCTGTGGGCAGCGTATGGTATGCAAGTAATAACAGAATTTATAAAACACACAGGAAAATAGTATGGAATTGTTTGGACTGAATGAGTACCAGTGGCTTGTCTTAGCAGTATGCTCTAGTGGCTGCTTCTACGCAATAGGCAAAAGGATAGGGATATCTGATACGCTCGAATATTTACGAGAAAAAGGACAGATAGACTATGATGACTGAAAATAGTTCTTGACACCAAGTTTAAAATTTGTTATAATTATCGAGTAAGTGGAAAAATCGCTTACATAACAAACCGCGCTACCGAAAGGAGCGTAAGCGTGACCGAAAGGCACAAAGGAGAAAGACTATGGTAGCACATACACTACATAGAGAAATACTAAAAAACTTCTGGCTAGGACATAATCCAGCATGGTTCGACCAAATGGATATGCAAACAAACTACCCAAGATATAATATAGTGGAGGGCAAAAGTGGATTCAAACTCGAAGTCGCAGTGCCCGGTTGGAGTAAAAAACAACTAAAAGTAGTTCAAAAAGACAACGAACTACGCATAGTAGGCACTAAAAGCACTGAAGGAGGTGATAATTATCTTCATCAAGGACTGAGTGCAAAGTCATTTGACAAAACATTCGTCCTTAATTCTGACCTTAAAGTAAATTCCATCAAATTAAAAGATGGCTTACTGACAGTCGATATCACGAAAGACTCATCAAAAGAGGTGGAGTTCGATATCAGCTAGAACCTTGTGGGGAGTGCAAGCTCCCCATAACCTTCCACAATAAAAAGGATAAAACAATTATGAAAATAAGCAAAAACGGATTAGATTTAATCAAGCACTTTGAAGGGTGCGAACTAGAGGCATATAAATGTCCCGCAGGCGTGTGGACGATAGGCTATGGTCATATCAAGACAGCCGTAGAAGGCATGACAATTACTCAGCATCAAGCTGATGAAATGCTTATTGAGGAAATGAACGAGTACGAAGGTTATATTAACAATTCAGTACGAGTAGACTTGACTCAAAATCAATTTGACGCTATGGTTTCGTGGGTATACAATCTAGGAAGCGGAAACCTTAACGCAAGTACACTTTTGAAAGTTCTAAACTCAGGCGATTATGCCGGAGTACCAGAGCAATTGCTAAGATGGAACAAAGCAGGCGGCAGAGTCCTAGAAGGACTGACCAGACGCAGACAAGCAGAA